TTAAAAAATTTTCGGTTGCGTGAAAGTATTGGGAATTGAAGGCGAATTTTTAGTAATTAGTAAGTGTGTAATTGAGCGTTACAGAATGTAACTTAAAGGTCGTGCTTTATACAGTTTAAGTATTCAACACGAATAGGTCTATTCTCTTTCCCAGATTTAGCATAAAACCAAACACCCCAGTCTCTCGCTTACGCTTCGACTGTGGATTGTTAAGCAATGCAGTTTAGGGAAAGAATAGACAGACCAGTGATTTGGTTTGGTCTATCTTATAAATTAGATATAAATATTATACCACGAAAATCGGCATAAGTAAAGACTTATTTTTTGAAGGTCATGGAAAGCCTCGTTGAAACGAGTTACTTAAATGTAAAAATAAATTATTTTTATAGTGTGAAGTTGAAAAGTTAAGTGCTAAATCTCGCTATCTAATGCGTCAGCGTGTCTTAACCTTTTAAGTTTACGGTCAAGAGCTTTCCAATTTGCTTGTGAGTTGTTTGCTTCTTGATTTTTTCTTTGATTTCTTCGTATCGCTGCTTGTCGAGTAGCATTTCTTTTAACGCTTGGTTTCTTATATTCTTTTCTCTCTAGCAGTTCTTGTTTGAGTTCTTTTCCGTAAGCCCTAAATTTTCTTAATGCTCTTTCTATATTCATATGCTTTGTGTCAATTTTCAAAATGTCCAACCTCTCTTGCGTAAGTATTGAACCTGTTTTCTTATACTGTTTTCAGATCGCCCTAAGTATTCTGCCATTGTTTTCACAGGCATATTCTTGTAATTGTCTTTTAGATACTGGCGATCTTTGTGTGTCCATTCAATTTTCATATACTCTATTATATTCGAATTTGGGGTAAATGTCAAGAATTAAATTTTTTTACTTGACTTCGCCCTTAAATTTTGAGATAATATATGTATGAATATAGATATAGCATATTTAATAATTTTAATTTTAAGCAACATAGGAACATACTACTACGCTAAGTTTATTGGCATACAGAGAACTATTGACTATCTGGAAGCCAATGAAATGATAGAATTTGATGACGACTAGAAAAATAGTTCTTGACTTTAAGTTCAAATTGTGCGATAATAAGTATGAAAACAATGGTGTTTTCAGTGCCATACCGAAAGGGTGGCTCATAATATAGGAGTATAATTATGACAAATACAATGTTAAGACATTTTTTAGGGTTTGACCCAGCAGTGTTTGAAACAGTAGACTCGACTTATCCAAGATACAATATCGTAAAAGATAGTGACGATCAGGTAAGTGTGGAGATTGCAGTTCCTGGCTTTCATCGTGATGATATAAGTGTGGAACAGGACGGAAATAAGTTGTTAATCAAAGCAAAACCGATTAACTGGTTGCAAGAAGGCGAAAGCTATTTGCATAAAGGTTTTTCTAGTAAAGGCTTTGACCAACAGTTTATTCTTGGCGAGTTTATGGAAGTTGATTCCGTAAGACTGTGTGATGGTATTCTTACTATTAATGTAGTGAAGAATATTCCTGATGAAATGAAACCTAGAACATTCGACATAGAATGATGGTTCATTGCAAGACTCCGCGCTCACGGCGGAGTCGCCTTTCTATTCAGCGAGAAAAAGAACGCAGAAAGAAAAGCGATCAAGAGATGTTATCAGTCATTGATAAGGAGATTCAAAAGTGGGATAGGAGAATAAAAAAATGGAAATAAGTAAAGAAGGCTTAGCCCTTATTAAAAAATTTGAAGGGTTTGAAGCACATGCATATAGATGTCCAGCAGGTGTCTGGACTATTGGCTATGGTCACACAAAAGATGTTCAAAGAGGTGACGAATGGAGTCAATCACACGCAGAGTATATGTTAGAAGTAGAACTAGAAGAGTTTTGCGAGTATATAAATGATATGGTTAAAGTGCCATTGGAACAGTTCCAATTCGATGCACTAGTAGCTTGGGTATATAACCTAGGGCCAACTAACCTAAGAGAATCAACACTATTAAAAGTATTAAATCAAGGCGACTTAGAAGATGTTCCACATCAAATCAAAAGATGGAATAAAGCTGGAGGCAGGACTCTCCAAGGGCTTGTTCGTAGACGAGAAGCAGAAGCTCTTTTATTCCAAAACAAGGAGTGGGAGCATGTATAAAGTTTTCCTAGGAACTACAATAATAGCAAGCGGTCTTTGTTACTACTTGTATCAAGAGAATCAGAAGCTACTGGGAAATGTTAAAACATTAGAAGTAGCAGTTCAAGTTCAAGAACAAACAATAGAAACACTTCAAAATGACTTTGCTCTACAAGGGCAGAGCATTTTGGATTTACAGTCTAAAAATCAAGAGATACAGTTAGAAATGAATCGCTATCTTGATATATTTAAAAGACACAATCTTACTAGATTAGCAGCGGCAAAGCCAGGTCTAATAGAGACAAGAGTAAACAAAGCAACAAAAGAGGTATTTGATGGAATCGAACAAGATAGTAGGGATATTGATGACGCTGATGATGGTATCACAGTGCAGCCTACTCCCACAAAAGACATTAGAGGTTAAAGCAGAACCAGTAGAAAGGCAGATCATTCAGCCTGTGCTACCTCGAGAGATAGATTTAAAAGAACCATACTGGTATGTAGTTAGTGAAAAGAACATAGACGAGTTCTTAGCTGACATGGAAAAGCGAGAAGGACAAGTTGTATTTCTAGCTATGTCAGTGCCTGATTATGAATTAATGGCATACAATATGCAAGAGTTAAAACGATACATTCGTGAACTCAAAGAGGTAGTAGTTTACTACCGAAAGGTAACAACCGATGGAAGCGGAGAACAGGAATGAGGTAAATATAGACCTCGATAAGTATATGTCTCTAGTAGAAAAACTAGATGACGCAGAAGATACTATCACTGCTTTGAAAACCGAAGCAGAAGCAGCCAAGAAACAGCTGGCTCCACCAAAGAGAAAGTTTATGGACTTGTTTTTAGACGACAATGATGTAAACGAGAAAGCAATCATAGGATTTATTTCTTTCTTCTTTATGATAGTATTCGCTAGTTGTGATCTTATCACAGCATTTATGGGTAAAGAGTTGATAATTGATGATACAATATACACATCGCTAGTAGTGGTAACGCTCGGCGCATTTGGAATATCAGAGGCAGGTCGTGCTTTTGGTAAGTAGTTTTTCAATCCTCTTATTCATTATTATTTCCTTGGCATATTCTAAGTATGTCAAGGATCATATCAAAAAATAATTCTTGACAACAATCCCAAAATTCGATATAATATACCCATGAATTTATTTTATTTAGATGAAGATTTAGATAAGTGCGCGGAGTATCATGTCGATAAGCATATCGTTAAGATGCCACTAGAAGCTGCACAGCTTCTTTGCACAGCAGTTTGGGTAGATGAAGTGCTAGGGTTTATACCTAGAGCATTGAATCGAGAGGAGAGTGCTGTTCTAAATGAACACAAAGCTAAAATAAAACATTTACCAATGGACGAGAGACCGCTCACTCCATATCTACCAATGATGTATAATCACCCTTGCACGATATGGACACGGCAGTCTCTTGACAATTTTGAGTGGGTTCATTGTTATGCTAATGCTCTTAATGACGAGTATCATTATCGCTACGGCAAACAACACAAGTCAGTTGTTGAAGTAATTAATAAATTACCAGAACCAAAGAACTTGCCTAGAGATGGACTCACTCCTTTCGGTATGGCTATGCCAGATGAACTGAAAGACCCAAGCGATGTCGTAGGTTCGTATCGCTTGTATTATCATACAGACAAGGCAACCTTTGCTAAGTGGTCGCATAGACCTACACCAGACTGGTGGGACGAAGGATTGGCTTGGTACGACAAAAGGATTACAAGTAAGTAATGGAACAAATTTTTTATAGAGGAGTAAAGATATTTATTCCTGAAGCTCTATCAGAGCAAGAAAAAGACGATTATATTAGACACGCTAAGTCATCTGTAAGTAGATGGCGAAGACCAAGTTTTAAACCTAAAAATAGAAGAAGAAAGCATGTATAAATTTAATGAAGATAAAGTGCTAAATGAAATTAAAGAATGGATAGATAGCACTTATTCAAGGCATTATAGTATGAATAAGATACAATCAACTGAGTTTATAGCAGACTCAGGACATGGAGTAGGTTTTTGTGTCGGTAATATAATAAAGTATGCTCAGCGTTATGGCAAGAAAGAAGGCTATAACCGAGAAGATGTATTAAAGATAATTCATTATGCAATTATTTTACTAGGTATAGAAGATGATAAAGAAGAAAGATCACGAGAACTTAACTAAGCAGAATATAGAAAGAGTAATAAAACTACTCGAAGCAGAAAAGCCAATAACAAAGAAAGAAGCGTGTCAGATGTTAAGAATAACATATAACACCTCAAGATTGGCAAGGATAATACAAGATCACAAGGATCAGGAATCTTTTGTTGCACTCAGAAAATCTCAAAACAAAGGGAAACTAGCAACAAAAGATGAAATAAAGTCTGTATGCGAAATGTATATTGAGGGATATAATCTCTCAGAAATCGCAAGTAGTCTTTATCGTTCCCCAGCTTTTGTGAAAAGTATTATAGAAAGAGTCGGAGTGCCTTTTAAACATGCACAAGAGGGATATAACTGGAAAGAAGTTATGTTGCCAGAACAGTGTGTAAGTGAAAGGTTTGGATTAGGCGAAAAAGTTTGGTGTGTTGCAAATAATACACCTGCTATTATTAAAAAGGAGTGGGTAAATCCCGATGGTGAGTATGGATATTTAGTCTATACAATTGAACCGCCTTTTGATTTTAGTGATACTTTCTTTCCCTATGTTGAGCATGGTGGTAGATATAAAAATCAACTAGCATGTAACTTAGGTAGTCTTCGACACCTAGAAGAATATGGAGTTAAATTATATTAATGTATTGTTTGCATTTTGGATTGCAACAGTTTTAATGTCAGTATGGAGACTTTGGTGGCCTTCAATGCAGATAATAAAAATTGTCAGTCCAGATGCACCAATGCTACAATGGCAGTGGATAAGTTTAGGTATCTTTATGATACTATCAACTCTTATCGCCCCATTACTCATACCAGCTATACTTATAGAGAGGTATAGAGTGGTCTTTGTGTCTACATACATAGGAGCAATGAAATGAATAGTTTATTAGAAGCAATTATAAAGAAAGCAGAGGGAGAGATTGCAGTAGCAAAAGCAAATATATCAGTATATATGCGAAATTCTGTCGCTATTGGAGATCACCCAAATATAGTTGAAGCTATTGAAACTCAGCTAGATAGAATAGCTGAGGCACACGAAAAAATTTCTACGATAGAAAAATACTTGAAGTGAAGAATCAAAAAATAGTTCTTGACTTCGCCCTTATTTATATACTATAATATATTATATAAATGAGTGATAGATTTTATTTACAGATGAGGCAAGCGACAGGGTGGGCGCCCGGGTTGCCAGAATCTTACAAACGGAGAAAAAGAATGTCAAATTGGACAGATGAAATGAAAGCACAGGTAGTGGAAGACTACCAAGGCGCTGACCCAACTCCAGAAACAAGTATGGAAATTGTGTCAGATATTGCAGAGAACATAGGCCAAACACCAAATGGCGTTAGAATGATTCTAACAAAAGCTGGTGTCTATGTCAAGAAAACTCCTGCTGTTGGCAAAGCATCAGGTGGTGGCGGAACTAGAGTATCAAAAGAAGGCGCACAACAAGAGTTGAGTTCAGCTCTTTCAGACGCTGGAATTGATATTGATGATTCCATCATTAGCAAACTTACTGGTAAAGCAGCTAAGTACTTTGCTGAAGCTATTAACAAACTTAATAGTTAATTTTAGTCCTCGACTTTTCACGAAGTCGAGGAATTTTTATATCTTGTAGATTCAGTTGTTTTTTAACCTAGCGGTTGGACGGTGAAGGATTACATCAACCAACGCAGGAGAAAAATGAAAAAAGATAAATTTATACAAGAGATGGAAAAGCACGGCGATGCAGTAATTACTTATCGTAGTGCAAAAAGTCGAAAACTAAAGTATAATGTTTGCACAATGGAGTTTGACAATGAGTATATACAGTCAAAAAGAAATCGTGCAAAACCAAACCAACACCAAGTGTTATGCTGGTGTTGGGATACAGACTCGTATAGACTATTACTTCCCGAGAATGTAGTTTCGATAGTTCCTCTCTCAAAGATATTAAAAAATGATTGAATTACATACAGCCCCTTCAGTGTATGAACGAGAGATACACTACAATGAAGATAAAGGGCAAAAAATATATCTCATGGTAAATACCTTTAAGGGTAAGGAATATTTACATATAAGGAAATATTATCAGGACTTTAGCGAAGAGTGGAAACCTTCTAAGGAAGGTGTAGCTATGGAGTTAGATTTTGATAACTCAAGGGAATTGTTTACGGCATTAGTAGAGATTCTTTCTCTTGCAGAAAGTAAAAAAGTTATCGAAGAAAACTTTAAAGATTTACTAGACAATATTTATCAGAATTAAAAAATATTTCTTGACAATGATCTCAAACTCGAATATAATATATGTATGAGTTTGGAAAATTATCTAAAGCAATGTGACTTGGCGTATTTCAATGGTAAACCATTGATCGCTGATGATGTCTATGATAGACTGAAACAGGTAGACGAGCAAGTTGGCTATAAAGATGATAGAGAGGAGCGTATTCCTCACACCTTTCCTATGTGGTCTTTACAGAAAGTCTTTTCTGGCGAGACCACACCCCCATCGTGGGCAGATGATGAATCAGTAGTTATTACACCTAAACTTGATGGGAGTGCAGTAAGCATTCTCTATGTTGATGGTGAACTTAAGATGGCTTTGACTCGTGGTGATGGTAAGAAAGGTGTTCCAATTACTGAAAAGATAAAGTATCTTGTGCCTCATCAGTTACAAACTGATGATAAGATACTCCAAATAACAGGAGAAGTAGTTGCTCCAGTCGAACTTCCTAATGCACGGAACTATGCAGCAGGCTCACTAAATCTAAAGGATATTGAAGAATTTAAAGAAAGGTCTTTAGACCTTGTCTTTGTTGCCTATAATGTAGAACCGAATAATATGGATTTGTGGTCACACAAATTACTGACAATCGGAGCGCTGGGTCTAGCCACTGTTCTGACAGTAGACAAGTATTATTATCCCACAGATGGCTCGGTGTGGAGACTAGACAATATGGCTGAGTTTAATAGACTCGGTTACACTGCACATCACCCTCGTGGTTCTTTTGCATATAAGACTCGAGAGGCTGGAGTAACTACAACCCTGCTTGATGTAGAATGGAATGTCGGTAAATCTGGCGCTGTAACACCAGTTGCAATTCTAGACCCAATCGTCATTGATGATGCTACCATTTCTAGAGCAACCTTGCATAATGCAGGTTTTATTGATGCACTTGATCTTGAGATTGGGTGTAAGGTGGAAGTGATTAGAAGTGGTAAAATCATACCCAAAATAGTAAGGAGAGTTGAATAGTGGAAATAGTAGCAATTATACTAAGTTCTTTTGCTCTCCTTTTTATGGGTTGGTTTGCCTATGAAAGTTCGGTATTAGTCTCCGAGAAAAAGAGGAGAGATAGATGATTTGGTATCCCGAAGAAATGCTTTATGATGAATTTAGATTATGGATTCATGAGCAAAGACGAGTAGAAAAGAAACTAGGTATTGTATTTCAAGAAAAAGATATAGAATATTTTAGAAGGCAAATATTTGAACCAATGTTAGAGGAAATTTATGAAGGAAAGCAGTAATTATAGAGAAATAGTATCAGAGTTTAGAGAGTATGGAGTGCCAGTTGAAGGCACTAGACTTGCTTTGATAATGTCTACTAAAGATGGTTATGAGGTAGATGTATATGAAAACGATCAAAAAATAAGAACAATACGAGTGCATGAACACTCAGTAAGCTATGCTGAAGATTGTGCAGAAAATTGGTGTCAGAGGATAATGGACTAATGGACTTCACAACAACAGTAATAGTAGCAATGTTTTTACTTTATATGTATTATAAAGAAAACGACAACGATAGATATGGATAAAAGAACAAAAAGAATACACAAGGAAACAATGTTTAGTGTCTTGAGTGCTTTACTCACTCAATTTCCACTAAACTATCTAATACTCTGGTTATGTATAGAAAGGTTTGGGATCACAAGTCCTGAAGCTCTTTCAATTATATCAGTTATATTTCTAACTATAAGTGCATATATCAGAGTATTTTATACAAGATTATACTTTTCAAAAAGATACGAAGATGTATAATCGTCTCAAATCAGCACAGTATGGACATGGCTTTAAGTGGTTTGTCTATGCACACAGAAATAGAGTTTGGATTTTTAGATGAAAGGTATCATTTACGGAATCAAGTTTATAAACCCCGAAACACAAGAAAAGTTCCTTAAAGTAGGAATTGCAAAGTTTCGTGCAGGAAAAGTAGGACTAGGAGTTCTACAACGAGGTTCTAGTAAAGATTTTTATACACCAGATTATCAACAGTTTATTCAAAGAACTTGGACAGGAGAGTATGAAAGTTGCAGAAAAATGGAGTGGGTTTTACACGAAATGTTTGCAGATGATAAGTATTTACCTAAAATAAAATTTGGTGGATATACAGAGTGCTTTTCAATAAACTCTAAAATTTTAAGGTGGTTTCCGAAGAAAAGAGAAACAGCAGAAGATTGGCTTTTGAGACATCAAAATTATAATATACCCAAATCTGAGAAATCGAAAAATATTTCTTGACAATGAGGTTAGTTTTATATATAATATATAAATAGAAAATATGAAAAGAATAGAAATTCCAACAAATTGTCCATCATGTAGTTCTGTGTTAGAACTTTTAAATGAACAATTATTTTGTAGGAATGACTATTGTGAAGCAAAGAATGACAAGAAGTTGGAAAACTTTGTTTCTAAATTAAAAATAAAAGGTCTTGGGCCAGCAACCATGAAAAGGTTAAAGGTCGAGGACATAGTGGAACTCTATGAATTAGAAAGACATGAGATTATCATGCGATTAGACTCAGAAAAGATAGGTAGTAAAGTTTATGAAGAACTTGAGAAGTCGAAATCAGTAGACCTTCAAACACTTATACCCGCCTTTTCTATTCCGTTGATTGGACGATCCGTTTCAGAAAAAATATGTCGAACAGTCTCAAACATACGAGATATCAACGAGCTAACTTGTAGTGAAGCAGGTATCGGCCCAAAAGCAACGGAAAATCTATTAGCATGGTTAGGTAAAGAGTTTTATCCTAATCATTATTTGGACTTACTTCCTTTTGATTTTACAAGTTCATATTCAGCAGTAGAAGTAAAAGAAGTCAAAGGAACAGTCTGTATTAGTGGTAAGTTGAAAACTTATGCTAGTAAGGCTCATGCACAACAAGTGCTTGAAAACTATGGATTCATAGTAAAGTCAAGTTTAACAAAAGATTGCACTCATCTCATTAATGAAAGTGGGATTGAGTCAGCAAAAACTAAGACTGCTCGAGATCGAGGAGTCGAGATTATAACCAATATGAAATTATTAATAGGAGAAAAATAATGGCAGTACCTAAGTGGACAGATGAAAGAACCCAAAGTTTAGTAGACTTTGTTGGTAATAACAGCCCAGTTTCTCAGGTAATGGTTGCAGACGCAGCTGTTGAATTAGATACATCTTCAAGAAGTGTATCTTCTAAGTTGAGAAAAATGGGTTATGAAGTAGAATTAGCTTCTGCTTCAGCAAGCAAGTCTTTCACAGATGATCAAGAGGCAACTCTTGCAACATTTGTTGAGGACAACAGCGGTCAGTATACATATGCTGAAATCGCAGAGAACTTTGAAGGCGGAGCATTCAGTGCTAAGTCAATTCAAGGTAAAATTCTATCTATGCAATTAACATCACATGTTAAGCCTGCACCTAAGATGGAATCTGTAAAAACTTACAGCGATGATGAAGAATCAACATTTATCAATATGGTAAATGATGGAGCTTTCGTTGAAGCGATTGCAGAATCTCTAGGAAGAAGTGTAAACTCAATCAGAGGTAAAGCACTTTCTTTACTAAGAGCTGGTGAGATCAATGCTATACCAAAACAAGAGCATGTAAAAGGCAATGGTAAAGCAGACGTTCTTGCTGATCTAGACATTTCTGACATGTCAGTCGAAGATATTGCAGACGAAGTCGGTAAAACTGTAAGAGGTGTTAAAACTATGCTTACAAGAAGAGGACTTACCTGCGCAGACTACGATGGCAGTGCAAGAAAAAACATTGGCTAGTTTAACTTAGAGTGTGGGGATTCTCCCCGCACTCGCTTTTTATTTGGGAGAATAATTGACATTAGCATCAGCATTAATTAAACAGATTATAGAACAGGGCGATTTTGTAACTTGGAATCGTTTGAAATCCCATTATCTACCATCAACAACCTACCAAAAAATTCATGGTATAATTGACAAGCATGTATTAAAATATCACAAGTTACCAACCTTCGAAGACCTAAAATCAAGTATCAGGTCTAGAGAATTACAAGAACAAATCTATGCAATCGAATCTGTAGAAACAGAAGTCGATCCTTATCTCCTGCTCGATTATTTGAAGAATGAGTTTGCACAGGGAGAGATACTTACTCGCATAGATGATTATATAGAGAACACAATAACACTAGCAGACGCACAGGAAAACATTGACAGTCTGCAAGAATTAGTTGTCCAAGTGCAAGATCGAGTCGATACAAAAGATGAAGATGAAGCCATGGACACAGTAGAACTATTCGATTCGGAAGAAGACCTTTCTAGTCGATTAGCGTTAGGATTAAATCAAGATTATGATTTATCCTACAAATTTTCTCCCAAAGATTTGGTCGTTGTGGGCGCACAGCGAGGTGGAGGAAAATCATTTACACTTTGTAATATTGCGAGAGCAGTGCAAGAAACAGGTAAGTCTGCTCTCTACTTTACTATTGAGATGGACACTCGACAGATTCTGCAAAGAATTGTTAGTATGAGTACTAATGTTCCTCTTGGTAGACTGATAGAGAGAAACTTATATCCTGATGAATGGCAGAAAGTTGCAAAGTGGTGGTCTGCTCGTTTTGATAAAGGACAGGAACATTTTGAGAACTATCTCAAAGAGAAAGATTTTGATAAGTTTCACAGACTTCTTACAAGAGAACAGTTTAATAGAACGAATCAAATAGATGTAGTCTATGATCCTGCATTGACAGTAGCGAAAGTTATTAGTACAGTGCGACAGAAACGAGCAGAGTATGATGATCTTGGTATCATTGTAGTTGATTATCTAAACCAAGTCAAGCGTCACAACGCTCCAAGTCGTTCAGGTCAATATGACTGGACGGAACAGATTGAAATATCAAAAGCATTAAAGTA